ATCCCGATCAACACGCCCTATTTCGGTCGGATGAACGAGATTTCCTGCAATATTTCGAAGAAGATGGGCATTGAGCCGCTTCTGATCAGGCACGCTCTCTACGTCCCCGGTCAAGCAGATGCGCAGGAGATTATGACGGCGATCTCCGAGAACCAGCGCATCACGGATGGGTGGTTTCGCTCTCGCTTCAACCGTGACGTTCACCCGATGAACGTTGGCGAGACGATTGGCGAAATGCGTTTGGTGATCGAGCATTTGAGGCGCCGCGGCGTTGCATCACCGGTTGGTCTTTTCCAGGACGCCGCGAGAAACACCGTGAAGTTTGCAAATCTCGTCACCTACAAGTGGACGAAGCAGAAGCCCTCGCTGCCGCAGATGGCGCCCGATGAATACGTCGCTGTTCGGGCTGCATGTGTTGACGGTTGGGTCAAGCGCTTCGATCAGCCGGTATTCGGGCACAAGCCGACGCCGCAGGAATTGCAGGACGTCTATAAGCCGCGTCTTGCTTACGAGTTGTCGATCCTCAAGAAACTCGGCTTCTCGGGCTACTTCTTGCTGGTGCAGGATATCGTGCAGTTCGCCAAAACGAACGGCATTCTCGTTGGTCCAGGCCGCGGCTCTGTCGGCGGTTCGTTGGTCGCGTATCTAATGGGTATCACTGATTGCGACCCCATTCGCTTTGGTTTGCTGTTCGAGCGGTTCATCAACCCTGATCGTCTCGACCTTCCTGACGCCGACCTCGACTTCATGTCCGAGCGTCGCCACGAGATTGTCGAATATCTGATCGGCAAGTATGGCAACAAGCGTGTCGCCGGCGTGTCAAACTTCGGCACCCTTGCTGCTGCATCCGCAATTCGTGACGTGGGGCGTGTGACGGGCATTCCCGAGCGTGACTATTCGGTTTCGAAGCTTGTTCCGAAGCTGCATGGTGCAAACGTTCCATTGCCGGAATGCCGCGATCAGGTTCCCGAAATCGCTGCTTTCGCAAGCACCTACGAAGGTCTTTGGCCTGTGATGGAGACGCTCGAAGGCACGATCCGCAACTTCTCGCAGCACGCCGCGGGGCTTGTTGTCGGTGGTTGTGATCTTGTCGAGCGGGCTGTGGTTGAAGATCGCAAGGGCTCGGCTGTTGTGTGCTGGGATAAGCGCATCGTTGAGGAACAGGGTCTGATCAAGGTCGATATCTTGGGTCTGAAAACCCTCGATATCATCAAGCTTGCCTGCGACTATATCCGCGAGCGTCACGGCAAGGCGCCCGATCTGAACAGGATCGATCTGACCGACAAGAACGTGCTGGATCGCTTCGCACTTGGGAAGACGACCGGTGTTTTCCAGTTTGAAAGCGGTGGCATGCGCAGGTTGCTCAAAGAGCTTGGCTCTGATGGCAACATCACCTTCGACGACATCACGGCCTGCACGGCGCTCTATCGTCCTGGTCCGATGGAGTCAGGCATGATGGACAGCTTCTATCTCAGGAAGCAGGGCAATGAGTCCATCGAATACGATCACCCGAACATGATCCCGGTGTTGAAAGATACCTTCGGCGTGATGGTCTATCAGGAACAGGTCATGCAGGTGTCGCGTGTGATCGCGGGCTACTCCGGTGCCGAAGCTGACAAGCTCCGCAAGATCATGGGCAAGAAGCTGCCCGAAGAAATGAAGAAGGAGCGCGGCAAATTCGTCGATGGCTGCGTCAAGACCATCGCTTGCGATCCTGACTGGGCCGGCGCTCTGTTCGACAAGATCGAGGGCTTTGCTGGTTACGGCTTCAACAAGTCGCACTCGGTCGAATACACCCTGATCTCCTATCAGTGCATGTGGCTGAAGACCAACTTTCCGGTCGAGTTCTATGCTGCTGCATTGACGGTGATGGATGAAGACAAGCTGCCCTCTTTGCTGCGTGAGGCGAAGATGGAAGGTATCGTTGTCGAAACGCCGAGCATCAACTCCTCGACGGGTCGGTTCGAAATCATCACCGACACCCGTCTCTCGATGCCCTTCCAGCGCATCAAGGGGCTGTCGAGCAAGACCGTCGAGGCGATCCTTGATGCCCGTGCGGCAGGTCCGTTCCTGAGCAAGGCCGATTTCCTTACCCGCGTCGAAAAGCGCCGTTGCAACATCAAGCACCAGGATTGCCTGGAGAAGGTCGGCGCCTTCGCCTGGCTGGAGCTTTCGACGCCGCGACCTGATGATCCGTGCAGGATCAAGGATCAGATCGAGTTGCTGCCGGGTCTGATCACCGCCTCTGTGCCGATCAGTCACGACTTCAACAGGGACAAGCTGACCAAAGAGGCAATCGCTGATGTGGTTGATGCGTATCGCGCCCGCACTCGCGAGGAAGAGGGCACTGCGATCAAGCCACATTTCGGCAAGAAAGCCAGGTTCATGATCATCTCCGACTGTCCCGGCAACGAAGAGGATGGTTCGGGCTTGATGGGGCTCTCGCGCAGCAACAACGCTGTCATGGAAGCGATGCTCGAAGTGGGCATCGATATGTCCGATGTTTATTGGACGGCGCTCGTGAAGCGCCCCAAGCGCGGCAAGCAGGTCACACCCGAAGAGATTGCCCTCTACGCCGACGATCTGAAACAGGAGATCGAGATTACTCGGCCGCCGATCATCGTTCTGCTTGGCAGTCAGACCGTGCGCCACTTCATTCCGGGCTTCAAGGGCAAGGCGTCGGACTCCGCCGCCAAGATCATTCACATGCCGGATCTGGATGCGAACGTGGTGATTGGCTTTAGCCCCGGTGAGATCTGGCATGACCCCGACAAACAGACGGCGATGAACGAGGTGTTCGAAGCTGTCGCAACCATGCTTACATAAGGAGAGAAAGATGCCTTTGCCTGAAATGAAATGGAGACAGATTCCGGGCACGGAGAAATTCGTGACGCCTGAGCCGCTGCCGACGCCCTATGAGCGCGAGTTGCTCACCATCTTGATTGAGGAATGTGCCGAAGTTGCGCAACGCGCCACCAAGATGCTGCGTTTTGGCGTGCATGAAGTGCAGCCCGGTCAACCGGATGACAATGCCAAGCGCCTGAGCCTGGAAGTTGGTGATCTCGAAGCGGTTAAGGCGCTCTGCCTTGCCGCTGGGCTGATCGACAACATCACCATCTCGGCGCAGATCCTTCGCAAGATGGAAAAGCTTTCGATTTACATGCAGGAGAGACCCGATGACTACTGAAACGACCCCGGCGCCCACGACCGCCGATCCCGCTCGCGAAGCCACAGGCTATTCGGTGAAGGCGTTTATCGATCCCGCCCAACTCAAGCGTGACCTTACCTTCTCGCCGAACAATCTCACCGGTGCGATGATGGATCAGGCGTCGCTGTTTGCGCATTACGGCACTCTTGCCGCTGATGCCTCACGGCAGGTGGATATCGTGGAGCTGCTGCTGCAAAACACCGAAGCTGCCGTCTATAAGCTGACGCGCGACGACATGGTGAGCAGGGGCGAGAAGCCGACAGAAGCGCAGCTTGGTCAGATCATCTCCAGACATCCTCGTGTCGTCGCAATGAAGAAGGCGCTCAATGAAGCCAAGCACGTCGAGTCGCTCGGCAAGACCGCGGTCGAGGCTTTTCGTCATCGGCGCGACATGCTGCAACAGCATGGCTGGATCAGTCGCGAGGAGATGAAGGGCGAAATGTCGATCAGCAAGAAAGCCATCCATGAAGATACTCTGCGCGCCCAGCGGGAGAATTTCATGGCGAGCAGAAAAGCGAATCCTGAGTAGAATTTTCCAGCATTCCCTTGATTTTTCTGCTATAATGTAAGTAAGCACTGACGCAACAACGGAGCAAGAAATGAGCCTTCTGAAACGCCTGATCGCCTTCTTTGGCGGCAAGAAAACCTCGAACATCGACAGCATCATTGCGCCGATCAATCGCATCATCGCCGATCTGGATGCATTCGTTCAGGCGCGCAACAAGGAAGTCTATGACGCCAAGGAGCAGATCGAGAATCTCCGTGGCAAGATTGACGTTGCCACCGCCGATGGTATGCGCGCCTGGAACCTGCACGCCAAATTCGCCGATCTG